CGAGACAAGTTCCTGCCGCGCGTACTGCAAACCGGTACAGCGCACGGTCAAGTCCTTGCGATTGGCGACTACTGTCCTAAGGCGGGAAGGTCTCACTAGGGAGATCTTCATCGCGGGCGGAACTACGTGCCAATCCCTGCAGGGTTGTTGGAGTGAGTGGACGGCTAGCCAGCTAGCCTCATCGAAAGGAGAAGGAGAGAGATTGCGGTTGAAGACCGCATTCAAAGGTTTTAAAACCCTCTTCGATGAACCTTGTGAGGCCTGCGATAAGAAAGCTGGTAGAGCCGCCATGGATAAATGGGCGGCCCGTGCTCTATTTGAACCACAATACACTGATCAGTCAGTTATTGCGGATGTCAAATCACGGGTCAGATGGTACATGGGTACCAGGTGGTTTAGGGAAGAAGATGTGAAGAAGCGCGCGTACGTCCCTGACCAGCAGGGCTGCGCGGAGTTAGAAAGAGGGTGTGGTGGTACTCTCTCCGTACGTCCTCCTTGGATTCCTGAGCGTAACCCGAAAGGTCATTCATTTGACCCTACGGGGAAATTGCACAAGAACGTGGAATTCGACGAGTACGAGGAGGGTGACGTTGCTTATTGTCGCGTCGGGGTAGCCAAGAAGAAAGGGAAGGTGCGTGTTGTAACGATGCAGAGTGCTAGGGCAAAGCGAATTCTCCGCCCTGTGCATGAGGCTGCATACAACCACCTTTCTAAGTACGATTGGCTAGTCCGCGGTGACGTCACCAACGACCACTTCAACTCTATTAAATCCGATTTGAAGTCCGGTGAGAGTTTTCGATCAGGGGATTTTGAAGCGTCTACAGACAATCTTAATAAAGACGTTGTTCTCGCTGTGGTCGAAGTTCTCGCCGAGGCGCTACCGGAAAGAAGGAAGAAGGTATTACTAAAGACCTTCGAAGACACCTGGGTGCATTGGAAGGGTGAGGTGAAGAAGATCGTTCGTGGCTCCATGATGGGGAATCTTCTCTCTTTTGTTGTGCTTTGCTTGTTAAACAAGATTTGTCTTGATAGAGCGCGACAATCAGTAGAAGGTTGCGGCCCCGTATGGCGTAAGGCCCTTGTCAATGGCGACGATCTTTTCTTTGCAGGAACAGACCAGCTGTTCAGCGCTTGGTTGGAGGAGA